ATTTGTTGGTACAAAAGGGAGAAACAGGTTTATAGTAGGTATTAATACCTGTTGTATTTTGGGTAGCTTTAAGACATAGATTATTCAAATGGGCTAAAATGACAGGATTCATACTTAAATTATTTAGGATTCTATAAATAATAATGAATGATCAATTCCCCCAAAGTACCGTGGATTAGCTCAAACCCAGCCAGTGAACATATTTTAGGTAGTTATGGGTATAAACATAAAAAATATTGTTGTCAAACACAAGAAAAGCATAGTGTCATGTTTTTTGCCATTGACAACCAAGATGCTTGAAACTTCCGTACTTCTTCTGAATTACGATCAATCCCCATTGAATATTATTTCGATGCGTAGAGCTTTGTCTTTAATGAGAAAGAACAAAGTATATTACGAAGAAAATCATACATCAATCTTAAAATTTGTTTCTTCAAGAGAAACTATCAAAATTCCAAGAATTTTGATTTTAAAGTACTATGTGAAAACACCAAATAAAAAATGTTTTCCAAGTAAAAAGAATATTCTCAAACGTGATAAATATGTATGTCAATACTGCCACATTGAACTAACAGATAAATCTGCTACTGTAGATCATATCATTCCACGCCACAAAGGTGGAGGGAGTACTTGGGTGAATATGGTAGCTTGTTGTAGAGAGTGTAATCTTTATAAAGGTAGTAAGTTACCAAAAGAAGCAAATATGATTTTGGAAACTACACCCAAAGAACCTAAACGTAATTTTATATTTGAAGATGCTATCAAATTTTTTATGAGAACCAACTAATGCCAATCTATGCTTTTGTCTGTGAATCGTGTGAACATACCTTTGATGAAACATTATCTATGAAAGATAATACACTTCCATTGAGTAATCCATGCCCTAAATGCAAGAAGAAGAAAATAGTAAGAAACTATGTTGGTGAGAGTGTGGCTATGGCTGTAGATTCGACTATAAGTGCCAATAAAGCCACTGGGGGAGCTTGGAACGAATTAATGGCTAAGATGAAGCCTGGAATGCCAAAACGCTTTAGACGCAATCTAGATGCGGCTAGTGAGCGTAGGGGTAATTAATAAAACATAAATATTTACGCAATGAGAAGCAGATTTATTATAGAAAAATATGTTATGGAAGATCACAGTGTTTATAACATGGGATCTCCATCATGTGCTATGAGACATTCTGCTATCGTTCCAAAAGCAGACATAGCTGGATTTCTTCACTATATCCTACCAGATGTTAAAAATAAAAAGTTTGACGATTATCCCTATGGGGAAAGCGTTGCTATGGCAATCAAACTAGCATTAGATAATGGCAAAAAACACATATCATTTAGCAATAAAGACAAAACGCTAGATGCAACACTTGCCAAACTGGTAAAAGATGGAGTATTGAAGGAGAATTGGGGAAACTATGAGATTCAGAAATCCCTACCAGCACCTTTAGTCGAATCATTCACAGTCAAGATTCTTGATTGAGTTTGGTTGCTGCCAAAATTTTGGCAATATAAAAACTATCTATAATATCCGTAACAGGATTAGATAGTGTTTTTTGTGACAATACAGATTTCAGATCAACTCTAGTTTCTGCTTCAAAACAATCAAACATCATTTGTTTGTCTGCGTTACCTTTACCGGTTGCGATTTTCTTCACCCGGCTTGGTTCTATAACACTAAGAGGAATAGCATTCTTGTATAGTTTGTGTTTTAGTATACCAACATTTTCTGCTAGATTAAAGATTCGTCCTGTTGAGTTATACGCATAACCTTCTAAGGAAACTTCAGCTGCACCTATGCAGAGATTTAAAGCCCATGATGATATCGTATCAAATCTTTCTGTGTCACAATTATAGTCACAAAAAGGTTCACCATGAATATTATTTAAAAATGTATTCGCATACTTTTTAACATCTGTTAAAAAATAAAACTGACAATTTTCAAAACAGAATGTTCTCCTTGTATCAAACATACAGATACATGGAGAGTTCATTGAATAATCGATACCAACAATTGTATGAAACATCCTATTATTTATAGGATGTTAATTTATTTGTTTGTGTGATCTTCGCAATATTTGACTAATTGTTTTAATTCGTTTAAACTAGCATTAGATTTTAAAGTATTAGCTTTAAAAGAAATAATAGCAATATTGTTTTTCTCGTAACCTTTATTGTTATCAATTCTATCTATAGACGGTAGATGTGGTGAATTAGGTGGACCAAAAAGAATAAGCGGTATCCCCAAAACAGGACATACCTCTGGAATAACAATATCAGATTCCTCAATATCAAATTTTATATTTTTACGCTTTGATCTAGTTCTTGCGCCTGTTAGTAGAGAACGAATTGGGTTATCGTATCGTCTAAGTCTCGTAGCATATGCTTCACATGCTCTACACGCACCTCTTTGTTTTCTAAAGTGTTTCTGTACTTTATTTTTTTTACAAGAGATACATACTTTTTTTACTTGTTTCTTTGCCATGATTTATATTTTTGCAATAAGTAATCCAAGGATTGCAATCATACATCCTATTATTGTTTTCATATCAAATTTGACATTATATAACATAACGGGGAATACAACACATAATATTGTAGCCCCCACATCCCATATAATATTTGTAATTAAAAGTTCTTTGGGAGTTTTAATATTTCTTATTAAAAAATACCAACCATTAGTACTAATGAATGCAGCCAACATACATAAGCCATAAACTGTCCAAGGCTTATCATTATATGTTTTAGAATAGCATATATCAGCATAGATCCAATTTGCTATACTTATACCAAGGAATGATAAGAAAATCAACATAACCATAATTGAAACTCCTCGGGCTGGATTCGAACCAGCGACATCGAAATTAACAGTTTCGCGCTTCTACCAACTGAGCTACCGAGGAACATGATTTATACTACCTGACAACCACCTGCACTGCAAGCAAATTCTTTAGCAGATTCTGTGTTGTCTTCCATCTCATATTTCATGAGATCATTAAAGTTAACCTTGACCTTTGGGTGGGCTGCATAGGTTGCAGAATCAATTTGCTCAAACGGTGCCTGAGCATATGTATGATTATCACCACCCGGTAAGAATGCAATACCTGTTGCCATATCAAAGTTCTCCCACAACCAATTGCCTACTTCAAGGAATTCACTGTCCTTGTAGTTGACGGTAACAGAAGGCTTGTGATGACAGTAATGTTCTTGATATGTTTTCCACAGATCAAGATGGTCAAGTGCACGAAGATCTTCTGTAGTAACAGTACCACGAGGAGCCTTCATTGCAAAAGTAAATACGGCAGTAGAAGTTGGGTTTATCACATCATCCTCACACGGGACTCCTTGATCCTTCATCAAGTTATATAAAGGATCTTTCTTGTCCAGACGAATTCTGCGGAAATAATAATCCGCATAGCGTGGATGTAAACCCGAAGCGGAATCCACCAAGCAAGAAGTAGTGCCTTCTGGCTTGACGCAAGTGATTGACTTGCTAGGATTAATACCCAACTTCTCTGCCCATTTGAGATTTGTAGCCGTTGCATGGTCACGAAGATTCTCAAGAAGTCGAACTAATTTTGGCTTACCGTCAAGACCACTGGTAAGTTTATTATCAAAAATTCCTGTCATAGAAACACCAAGCAATCTTTCCTCTTCACAGTTCTTCTTCCACTCAGGACGAAGATAAGGAAATTTTACAAAAGTAGATTGCACAGTCCCAATAATAGTGGCAATTTCAATCTTCTTCTTTAGGCTGGCTGCGGTATCATCGATACGAACTACAACAGTTGAAAGATTACAAAATTCAAAGGGTCTTAGAATAATTTCTGCACATGGATTGGTACCATATTCACAGTTTTCCTCTCGTCCCCACTTCGCTGCTTGCTCCTGTAGAGCCCTACGATTGATCATGCCGCGTTCTCCGCTGTGAGAGTTGTACAGAGAGGTCCACTCCTCAAGAAACTGTCCCATGGGGGGTCTACCACGATAAACCGCTGAATTATTAGCGTAAGACCGGAATCCGGCTTGTTCCCACCACGCACCTGACTTACACATGGCAATTTCACGGTCTCCCAGGTCACTGAGAGAAATCATGGCTGATCTACGCACTCCACCAACGATTACGGCATTCGCAATGGCACAGCAGGTGTCATGGCATTCAAGAGCCGAAAGTTTACGTCCTTGTGCGTTATAGAAGACCTTGACCAAAAATTTGAATAAATTGTCTAGGGGAGCAGGACCAGAAGCACGACCACCAAAAGTCTTGAGTCGTGCACCAGATGGTCGAACCTTTGACAAGTCCCACTTAGGATGTTTACCGGAATAGAGGTCATCGAATAAGGTTTTGAGAGCATTCCCCCAACCTTCCTTTGAATCTTCAACAACGATTACCTTATCAAAATTTTTTACAATCTTGTTAGCAACAGTTGGAAGTTTATCGGTGTATTGACGTTCTACAGAATATCCTGTACCTGTTCCATTCATGAGAATGACGAACAGTTCTGCAAATGATTCAATAGAATCAATTGGAAGATATGAGCAGTTGTATAAACATGTATTATCGTGATCAAGAGCAACACCTGCAGTCATTAAACTTCTCATGGAAGGAAGAACTTCAAGATTTAAAATTGCTTCTTTGACATCAGGTCTTTCGGCTAAAGTAGGAACCTTATCGGTGAAATAATTCCACCAACGGTCTACACATTCATCCCAACTCTCGCGGCGATTCTGTGAAGGAAGCCAACGAGAATAACGAGAAATAAAAATAAAAGATTGAAACGGTGATAAAGCATCTGCCATAAAAATGAACTCCTAGTGGGTGTCTTATTTAGTTGTTAGAGTATGCCATGAAACTGGGAAACGAGGAGCAATTAATTTGTCAATTGCTTTAGCAAATTCTTGCACTTCCCATTGGGCATGTGTGTCAATACGAAGATTATAAACTCTTGCAAATGCATAGAGTGAACCAGTCCATACGAATTCTGTGTATGTACCTTGTGGTAAAATTGATCGTGCTTGTTCTGGTGCAACACCATCTGCTAATAGACGGTTATACATATCTAAACATTCTTTTGCAACACCAGAATATTCTTGACGTAATTTAATACATGTATCAAGATCTTCAATAGCACCACTGCTGCCTTGCTTGGCTCCATTAGTTGGAGCATTTCTCCAAAGAGGTACATAGATCTCTGGCTCAAAGGTAACATAACGGCGACTTACTTCATTCATGACAAGACCAACTTGATGTTTGCCAAGTTGTGCACGAACAAAGATAGGACACTTGATACGAAGACTAATCTGTGGATGGCAGAATGGCGTAAAGTGATTATGCTTGGCAAGATATGTAATTAACTTTACATCTCTATCCAGTAGATAAGATTCATATGGTTCTTCTTTACCTGGACGAGGAGTGTGATCTTCCATTGTTCCATAGACACTCTGCTTATTAAATGAAACACGGGCAGCATCCACTACAGATAAATCGTTACCCATGTAATCCATAAGCTGTACATGTCCATGATCAAGTACTGAAAGGTTAGTCTGCTCCGGAAACGTTGGTATTGTCTGTGTCATCTTCTTCATCCTCATCTATATCTACAAGTTCAACTCTTACGCCATCAATCTTTGTAAAGTCTGCTGCATATTCTCGAGCACGACCCCATAGTTCAGGGTCCATTTCTTTTACATACTCACCAAATCTTTGGACAAAGGTGATGTACGCTTCACTAGCCTTTAAAATATCTTCTTCAGATAGTTTCTCGTTTTCATCTTCCATTTAAACCTTCTTCCAGTAAGTATACTTTACTTTTGCTTTAAGTCCAGAATAAACATTGTTGATTATCAGTTTCATGGTCATTAATTCACCGAATGCTAGAACCATGTCGTTAATATCTTTTTTATCAATTTCATTTGGCCAGATTACTACATTTCTTCCAGCCTCAATGTACTTTCCAATCAAGTGAACAATTTCTACATTTCTTGGTTCATTATCAAATATAAACACAACCTTTGATTTTGAGATCTTCTTAGGAAGATCTTCTAACCAACCTGCACCCTGCATTGAAATTCCATTTGGAATAAACATGGAATCAATCGGACCTTCAGTCACATACACAGTATCTCTTGCGTCTACTTTATCTATGTTGTACCATAGACGCTCTTCACCTTCACGCTTTAAGGTGATGTACCTTATCGCTTTCTCTTGCGCTTTTTCTTCGATAATCCTACCTTGGACACCAATAAGGCTCCCGCTCTCGTCATAGAACGGTATGACGAGCCTACCTTCCTTAGATCCTTCTCTATCGAAAGAAGACATGATTCTACTGAAATCACTGCAGTAATAAAAATTGCAATACTTTTCTTTTGGAATTTCTCTAGATTGAACATATTTTACCGCCGGATGATCTGCATTGAGTAAATCAAGCCTTGTTCCGAGATCACTGAACACTGGCTGTTTCTTTTCTGTCTTCGTTGTAACCAACGGTTCTGGATTTTTGTCTTTGAAATTTTCAAATGCATATTCTTTGCAGAGTGATGGGCTGACGCTTTCAAGTACAGAATATAAACTACAAGCAATACCGCAGTTGTGACATTTATAAACATAATTTCCTTTGTTTTCAAAAAAGAAGCCTCTCGTCTTCGTCTTGTTCTTTAGTGAGTCTCCACACTTAAAACAACGACACGTAGCAAGGTTCTCTTTCTTCCACTTAAACTTCTCAAGTGAGCCAGACAACATATTCACATATTTCTTATCAATATATATACTCATTTTGCAGCGTCTTCAAATGTCCAGTTTACTGCCTTATTCTTTTTCTTACCAAAATTAGAATCAAATGCTAATGGATCAGAACCTGATCCGAATCCTTCTTCATTTGTATTATTTGCATTGACAAGATTATTATTTGAATTTTCTACATCATAGAACTTCATTTTGGATTTATTCACACCAATAAGAAATTTACGATTCTTAGTTGTATCATTACCACGGTTCTTTAACTGCTTCACCATGAGTTGACCATTCTGTGCTAACTCTTCAGTCTCAATGAGTGCAATGAAGAAGTCTGTAGTTTGTGGTAGACCAAAACTTTCAGATGTATCTGTCATCTCCATATCACTACTCTTTGCACCTTCACGATTTACCTGAGTAGCAGACCATAGTGGTACATTGAACTGCTTGGCAAGACCACGAAGTTCTTCTGCAATACCCTTGACATAGGTGTAACTATTCATACCGTTTCCCATCTTGAATCTTGCACATGAGCAGATGTTTAGATAATCAACAATGATAATGTCCGGCTTAAACTTCTTCTTAATCTTCAGTTCTTCCATAAGATTACGGAAGTGAGTTACATTGGCTGCAGCAGTAGGATATTCTTTAATAATAAGTTTACCACGGCAAGTCTTCTTGAGATTGTTTACCTTGTTCTCGTACATAGCAAGAGGCATCTTCTCAAGAACATGAATGTCTGTATCTAAAAGATTAGCATCAATGCGTTTAGCAATTTCTTCTTCAGACATTTCAAGTGTGATATACAACACATTCAAATTCTGTGTAAGACACGCAGCAGCATGATGGCACAAGAATGCACTCTTACCAACACCGGATGCTGCCATCACTACGTTGAGAGTCTTCTTGCGAACTCCACCACCTGTGATGAGATTAAACATCTCAAGATCAAATGGTACACGTTCTTCTACGCGATGATAATATTCATAGCGTTCATCAACATCTTCAAAGAAGTCGTGTCCTACACGAGTATCAAAGGACACAGATAGAGCCTTAGACATGATCTCAGGAATTGCATTCTGAGTCTGCTCCTTATCCTTACCTTCAATGATCCCGATGGATGCCATGATACCATTATAAATGGCTTTCTCTTTGCAGAACTTTTCAGTATGTTCTACGAGCCACTCAGTATCAGACTTCTCACCTTCCTTATACATCTCATCAGAGATGGCAACACACTTCTTGAATTCACTGTCTCCAAGAGTCTTGTCATCTCCAAGTGAAATTAGTACAGCATCCTTAGTAGGAATGTTATTGTACTTAAGAAGAAACTTACTTACAATATTAAAGACTGTTCGTTCAGCCTTGTCTTGAAAGTATTCTTCTTGAAGGAACGGGACAACCTTGCGAGCAAAGTCCTCATTGAGAACTAAGTTCTTTAGAATAACTGTTTCCATGGTTTTATTATATCACTGGGTTAGGCGTTGTCAAGATGATCTTCATGAACATCTGCTTCAAGATCTTTACCGTCATCACTTTCAACTTGTGACTCTATGATCTTTACAAATATTTCACCAGCAGTTTGCGTGAAATCTTTATCGGCTTGATCTCT